TCTCTCATGGGCGTGGGCATGGGCTGAAGCACTAAAGGCAGACCCAAAAGCCACTTACAGAGTTGAGATGTTTGGTGAACAACCATCTTGTTACATGGACATCAACGGCACAGCAATGGTGTTCGTCACAGTCACCATGTTTGGCAAACCAATGACTTGCCAACTTCCAGTAATGGACTATCGCAATAAAGCTATACCCAACCCTGACGCATTTGCAATCAATACAGCCATCATGCGCTGTATGACTAAGGCATTGTCGTTGCATGGTTTGGGTCTGTATATCTATGCTGGAGAAGATTTGCCTGAAGGTGAGTCAGAGTCAGATGTAAATGTAGGAATGATGATCGACCACTTAGCGGCTATTGATGCTGCTTCAACTTTAGAGGAATTAAAAGATGTATACGGCACTGCTTACTCTGCTTGCGCTGGTGATAAAAGTTGGCAAAAGAAAGTGATTGATGCCAAAGAAAAGCGTAAAGGAGCATTGAAATGAAAAAGAATGAAGCAGCATTTGCATTTGCTCGACCACATAGCGAAAGTGAAGAATACTTTTTTGATGCACAGGCTGGAATGTCCCTGCGGGATTATTTTGCGGCTAAAGCAATGCAAGGTCTTGTTGCCGCCAGCGTTAACGATGGTGGATGTGTTAAGTGTGACGATAAATTTATTGCGCCTCTTGCATATCAGATTGCAGACGAAATGATAGAAGCGAGGGACTCATGAGCGATATTGAACAAGGCACACCCGAATGGTTTAAACAGCGTTGTGGCAAAGCTACTGCATCTCGTATCTCTGACATTGTTGCCAAGACAAAGACAGGCTACAGCACCAGCAGAACTAACTACATGGCGCAACTGGTAGTCGAGCGTATGACCAACCAAGTGGCAGAGTCATACACCAATGCAGCTATGGAGTGGGGAATCGAGCAGGAAGTTTATGCTCGTGCCGCATACGAGGCTAAATCAGGCAATATGGTAGATCAGGTAGGTGCTATTGACCATCCACGCATTACCCTGTCTGCTGCCTCTCCTGATGGCTTGGTGGGTGATGATGGATGCTTAGAGATCAAGTGTCCCAATACAGCAACCCACATTGACACACTACTTGGTGACGAGCCAGCAAAGAAGTATTACGACCAAATGCAATGGCAGATGGCGTGTGCGAACAGAAGTTGGTGCGACTTTGTGAGTTTCGACCCACGAATGCCCGAACACTTACAACTGTTTGTCAAAAGAATCGAGCGCAATAATATGTATATTGCAGAACTCGAAAAAGAGGTTATCCAGTTTCTCTCAGAAGTGGATGACAAAGTTAAAAAACTCAATGAAATAAAGGTTTAAACATGGAACAGCGTGATAACTCAGGTGTGTTGTTTAAGAACGACAAGAAAGAATCAGGCAACCAACCTGACTACAAGGGCAACATCACAGTTGATGGTCAACCCTATTGGCTCTCAGCTTGGATAAAAGAGGGAAAAACAGGCAAATTTATGGGTTTAGCAGTAAGCCCTAAAGAAGAAGCCAATACTTCCTCACCAAAGAAGAAGTCTTCTATTGAAGACATGGATTCTGACGTACCTTTTTGATGTAACACAACGGGGAAAGCGTAAGTGAGTACCCACTAACTTTTTAATTGATAGGAGTGAATGATGACAAAATTAGACGATATACATTTTGGTGGCAGTGTAAAGAAGTTCTTTGACTTGCCAATCTTCAACAGGGTTAGATGTTCCGACCCAGTAACCAGCTATGAAGCCGCTGATGCCGCCAAGGACTTAGCTGCCAAGCATTTCAGTACCATTGTGGACTGTTTAAAGGCTCATGGAGCGCTTGGAAAAGATGGGATAGCCAGACATAGCGGGTTAGAGGGAAATCAGGTTGCAAGACGTTTAAACGAGTTGCAGAAGATGAACCTGATTGAGTTGACAGGCAGAACAGTAAAGTCTTCAGCAGGGCGCAATGAGCGTGAATGGAGGGCAGTCTAATGTGGGATGTAGTTGTAACTGTTACGTTAATGGCTTTTGGTGCATTTGTCGTGATTGCATTTGGGGTCATCCTTATTTGGACACTCTATTTACTACAAAACGAGGCCGACAATGACTGAAGAAGATGAAGCATTTAACGAGATTGAAAGACGAGCCAAGCAACGCCAAGAGTCTGTCAAAGCAAACTTTCTCAAGCCCAAGTCTGCACAAGAGTTCTACGATGAACTACGCAATAATGTCATTGAAGAAGTGGCTAGAGAGATCAGGAAGCTAACTAGCTTTGGCAAAGACACCATTGATGGTTTGGCAATTTACATTGAAAGCATGAAAAAATGACAAAAGAAAAGAGTGTATTTGATTGGAAAGGACAGCCTAGTATTTGGACAAGAGATAAAGAACTAAGGCAATTTGCTGCTGGTCAAGCCTTTGGTAAGAACGCACGAGAGCGTATTGCCTTGACTGAAAAGAAAGATTTTTATATCTATTCAAGGGCTAAACTTAGCAAATGATTCGTAAGATCAGAACCTTCTATGGCAGACGCAATGGTCAACGTGGCTACAAAGTAACCACCATAGACCGAGGTGAAGCATGGCTATGTGAGAAGTGCGGGGAAGTGATGTTCTTTGAACACCTAGTCCCCAAACACTTCTGCAAGAGGCTAATTAAGCCTGTAGTCCATTCAGATACTGGGTCTTCCCTGCCACCTTAACAGCAGTCAATTCCTGCTTTTTGAGGTTATTAGGATCATACGAGACATGAACCCAACCAGAATCAGGTACACCTTGAGTATAAAACTCTAAGATTAACTGGGTGTAGTCCAAATTATCCATAATCCATTGGGCGAGGTCAGCATTGGCAATACTGGGAATCTCAATGTCTGCTGCCATACCTTTACAGTGGTCAGAGGTCTTAGACCCGCCAACAGCCGCATTGGACTCAGGAGAGCGATAAGCTGAGTTGACCTTCACGCCTTTGCCAAAGTGGTCACGAATAGGCTGTAAAACCTTCTCGCATAGCAATCTGAGATTTTCTGTGGCCTCATCGTCAGGAGTGTTGTCAAACCCCATACGCAAGGCAGTTTCAGACTTACACATTTCATGTAATGAAAAATTAGTACTTAATTGAGTCATTTTGTTCCTTTAGTGGTTGAGTAAATTTGACTTGATTTGTCACAATTTAGGGATACGATTTTACTTGGCGATCATGCCATAACAAGGGGAATACTATGTTTAAGATTGAAATTGACATTGCTGAGTGGGATTTTCGTTCAGATAAAGTGACTGTTGAAACAGATGATTTCGACAAGATCGCAATCATTCAAGAGTTCATTGAGTTTCAGCAAAACCACGACTGGTGCGTTGACTATGACGTTACTGAAGACTACGAATATCAGTGCGACGAAGAAGACGAAGAAGAAGTTAGCGAAGAAGAAGACGAGTACGAAATCGACGAATACGAAGAAGACGCAGAATACGAAATAGGTGAGATCGTAGAAGACGAAGATGGCTTGATCTGGAAACGTGTGGCATAATTTAGTCGCAGTTGTTACTTGCAGGGGGGTCTTAGGACTCCCCTTTTTTTATTCAATGTCGTGATCTGCCTCTATGTCTCTAGCCAACTGTCGCCAGTCAAGGCTACGTCTATACAAGGTATAGATACGCTCCTCAGTTAATGGTTCAGAACGGCGATTAAGCCTGTCATTTGCTTGCGCCAAAGCAAGTTGGGTTTCATTCAGAATCTTATGCAGTTCTTTTATTTCTGCCCTGAGATAAGCTACAAGTTCATACGTCATAAACCTTACCCCTAAACTCTATTTTGCCCTCACCCCATTTGTGGACTAACTCAGGCCAAAGCAACTTGCCATCATGGAAAGTCAATACAGCAAAACCTGACCGCCAATTGACAGGCGAATCTTCTAGGTAGTTGACAAACTGAGGGCCATCAATCTCTGCCAAAGTGCCTGTATCAACACCAAACCTGTTGCCGTTGTAGTCAGCATAAGGAGTCACTTTTAGGCTGTGCAGATGCCCTGTAACGATGCTTACGCCAGCATTGACTGTGTTGTTGTGTGTAGCGTGTACACCGCCCTTCCAGCGATGTTTAACAGCTACCTCTTCTGTAGGCCAACAAGACCAGCAAGGATGCCATGCAGGAAAATGGTCTTTTAGGGAAAACCCTTTGACCTGTTCATACTGTGGCGCATTGGCAGCAAGGCGGTTCTCAAACCTTGCGTCATGGTTACCCAATGTCCACACTAGGTTTACATTGTGTCTTGCTTTCTTAGCGGTTTCCTCGATCTCACCCATTGCCAACTCACAGGCTTTTAACTCTTGGATTACCGATGGCGTTGAATCCCATCCAATACGAGGAAAGCGAGAGATACTAGCGCCATCAAATACATCTCCATTGGCAATGATGGCTTTAGGCTGAAGTTCTTTAATTGCCCAAAGAAGACCCTTATACGCTGTTGTATGGATGCTAGGCCAGAAGTGAGCATCACTAAACACCAAAACAACGCCATTTTCAATCCCCAGTTGTTTCCTAGCTGGATTATCAATCTTGGTTAAATGTACAGGTACATTTTTTGGGACAAGAGATTGTCCATAATCAACTTCTAATTTGCGTCTACGTTTTTGGATTGAACGTAAATCCATGTCCATAAGTTTTGCAATTACAGACGCAGATTGATGTGTTGCCCAAAGCTCAAGGAATTCTTTATCGGATAACTTTGTTGCCATGACAACTCCAGTGAAGTTGCCTGAAATTAAACTAAATCAATGACAATAGCGTGAATCTTAACGTGATTTGTTCAATGTTTCATAAACACTGTTGTAAGCATCAATACAAGCATTCAGTTGCCTGATGGCTTTGTCTCCATCGTCTGTGATGGCGACAAGAGATTTAGCAGTCTCTCGGTCAAATTCGGCTGTTGCTTGAACGCTATCTCCGCTGGCAACGGGGGTATCTGAGGTGGCTTGTACGGGGCAGACGGGGGCTTTGACAGGAATCCGCAGCCTGAGAGCGCCAGAGTCAATATCCAAATCACGTTTTTGTTGAGCAAGTTTTGCATCTTGATTTGCTTTCTGAAGTTTGGTGGATTGTGTCTGTACAGCAGTTATAAGGGCTTGTTCCTTCACCCTAGCTTCAGCATTCAGGGCAGCAATCTCAAGTTGTTGACGAGCATTCTCATCCTCTCCACCCTTGAGATAACCACCACCAAAAGAACCAACTACTGCCATCAGGATGCCCAACAGCACCCAAGGATTAAATAAACTCATGGCTTTGGTGGCTCATCGTTGTCAATGGCTTCAGCTTTAGCACTGGCATTGGCTATTGCCTTAACGCCTGAACGACCAGCTACACCACCCAAAACACCAGTAATAAACACCATGATGGTGCTAATCTGCTGTGTGTACACTTTATCAATCGCCGCCATACTGCCGTTCATAGGCTGTTGCACAAACGATACAGAGTACAGGAACATACCCATAGAAGCCAACAGAATGCTCACCAATACTACGATAACGAATGCCCATACCCTGACTTCAATCTCGTCAGCAGTAAGGCGATTATTAGGTTTATATCCAATGGTAGGCATCATTTCTTCTCCTGTTCGGGTTTAACTAACATCTCTGGGCAAGTGCCAGAAGCGGTACAAATTGGGGGTTTGCATTCAGCATTAGACCAATTTAATGGGTCTTGGCAAGGATAGCGGTAGCGGTCATCACAGCCAGCTAACAGCACCAAAAGGATAGATAAGCCCCAAATACAATAAATGTTCATTTCTGCTTCTCTCTTTCAAGTTCTTTAATCACCTTTTGCACTTTTTCCTGCTGTTGTTTCGCTTCATGCTTTGCTTGCAACACATCCATGTAAAGCATACCTAAAACAGGTAACAACAATACGACAAGAACACAAGCAGCAATCCATCCCACTACGCTCTCCCAATCTTGCTTACCAGACCTATTACCATCCATAGGTATATTAGGAATAGGAAAGCTACCAACAGGTATGCTTGTTTTTCTGCTAGGAGTCGCTCCCTTTCCTTTCGTAGCCATGATTCTGCATCCCGCATCTTCCTTGCTTTTGCTTGCTCCGCAGCAATGATGTCTCTCATGCTGAACACTTCTGAATACAAAGCACCCATCTCAGGAGGTGACTGGTAGACCATGCACTCTCTGATCTGGACTACCAACCTCTCCATCTCTTGCTGTGCCAAAACCCTGTTTAGGGCTTCTTCCATCAAGTTCACATCATCAGAAAAAACTACAGTCCTAGCCTTTTCCTCTGACTCCCTGATATGCGCTTCTAACTGTTCCTGTAACTTGAAGAACTCAGTCAGGTTCTTAACGATGTCAGCTTTGACTTGAGTTTCGTCAACAGCAACATAGTCAGACTTTTTAACCTTTGATACAGATTTTGCAACTTCTGGCTTGGGACTACCGCCAAATAACTTCCGCAACGTACCCCAAATTCCTTTAACCTCTTTGCCAATGGCAACAACTTCATCAGCAGTGCGCTTGATAGAGACAAACTGTTCTTTAGCTTGCTTGTAAAGGTCACAGCCAGCTTGGATGTTTTTGACCAGACCAGCTGCAAGTAGACAAATAGATATTGGATCAATTTTATTTCCTTACTTTATTGGAAAGTTAGAAACATCAAATTCATTTTGAACATCACGCAACTGAATAGGCTTTTCTTCAGCAGAAATGATATTTGACAATGGCTCAACAACTAATTTGGTAAACGCTGTTGGTGAAGTCAACTTGTCTCGTGCTGTAGACAAATATCTAATTGCTTTTGCACCTTTAGGGTCTAGCAAAGCCTTTGCAAGCGTTCTTTGAGACAACACAAGAGAGCCACCCGCAAGAGCAGCAGAGCCAAGATTGTCAGTAATCTTTTGTTGTTGTTCAGGACTCAAAAGAAAGTAATATCCAAGCCCTACTGTTGGCGCTAAAACATTTAAAGCAGCGGCAGTTGTTCTGTAGTTAAGTCCAGCCATAGGCTTTGCCTCAACCAATCCTAACTTAACTCCTTCATTCATTTGCTTAATGGCGGCATCTTGAGGTGTTCCGCTAAATAGTCTGTTATATGTATTTGCAAATGCCTTGTCTTGCTCTAAATTCTTTGCAAACTTCAACATATTTTCAGGCGTATTAGTCATTGCCTCAAGGTATCCATACCTTAAAGCATCAATAATATCTTTTGAAGGTTTACCTGATAGGTTTGATGCAGCAGTAACTGATTTATACAAATCTTTAATTGTGGTTTCTTTTCCAGAGGCAAACAAAAATCCACCAACTTCTTCAGCATTTTTTGTTAATGCTTCTTGTATAGAATCAGTTTGAAGTCCCTGTATTCCCTCACGATAAGTCTTAGTTACATCACGATATTTTTTTAATGAGTCTTTGCTAAGAGTAGTGCTAGCAGAGAAATCCATTGCTTCATCAAACTTAGAAATCAAGTCTGATATTGTTCCAGCCGCACGAGAGTCTTTCTCACTTGAAACACGAGAAGAATATTTGTCACGATTTTCAGCAAGCCAACGACTGCGAATTTGATGCAATAAAGGAACATCAACTTGAGGTGGTAATGTCCTCATTTCTTCAAGAATTGCTCTCTGACCTTTTGTCAATGCCGCAGGGTCTGATAATAATTTATCGGCATACTGTCTAACGCTAAACATTGAGACACGAGATGCCTTGTCTGTAAAAATATCTCTATAAATGGGGTCAACAGCTTTGCTTAAAGAATCTTCACCTTGTTTAATGAAGTTTTGCAAAATTTGACCAGATGAATATTGCGCTGAAGTGTTTGTTCGCAACGCCATATCTAACTCAGGACTTTTTACCAACGACTTCAAAATATCTTTTTGACCAGTCATTAAGGCATCTTGTATTTCCTTTTCCTTTGCCTTGAAAAGATCAAAAGTAGCAGGAGTCATAGTAATACCCTCTAATGCAGAGAAGATATTTTTACCAGTCCTTTGACTTGCAGGCAAAGAAGAACCATATTTTTGTAGGAATGCTTCTGCTGCTTTATTTGCATCAGGTGCATCTTTAGATGTAAAGCCTAATTTATCAGCGCCAAAGCGTAATGTTTTACCAAGTCCTTTAAGAACAAGATTGCCACCCAAATCCCATGCAGCTTCTTCTATACCAGCATCAGTTGCTAATGAAAGAGATGGCTTTTCTTCTCTTGAGTATTGTTCATAGGTTTCACCTAAAAACCCACCAACACCAGCACCTGCGGCACTTGCAGGTATTCCTAAGAATGGGCCACCAACAGCAGTTCCAATTCCACCAAGTGTTAAAGCGCCAGCAAGACCGCCTAATTCTTGTGCGCCAAAAGCCTCACGAGAACGATACTTAGGACTCATCACTGACTTGCTCATGTCTAATGCTGGTTGTTGAGGTTTACCCTCAGCAAAAGGAATAGCACTTACATCATATTCATCAGCCATCTTAGCCTCCAATACCAAGTTCTTTTTTCAACCTGTTGATCTCTGCATCTTCTTCTTTTGTCTTGGATTTTTTACGCTTAACTCCATCCACAAGTTCTTGCAATTTACCAAATTTCTTTTGGAAATCAATACGAGCGTCAGCTTCATTGAAGTTTATCAACGACCCCTTGTTTTCTTGTTTAAACTCTTTTGCCTTGTTATATGTATATTCGTTCTCGGCTAAATCTATCTTTAATAAGTTAACAAGTCGTTGGATAGTTTCAGGTTGTTGTAAAGCATTTGGAGCAGTTTTTTCCAAACTTGCTAATTCTTTTGCCGCCAAAGATCCTGGATAATTTTTAACTAATGGGAAGATATATCTAGTACCCATAGCTTGAATAAGTTGAGTATTTGATGTTGCATTCTTTAAATCGCTTCCAACAGGAATGCCTAGGGCAATTAAAGCGCCTACAGCAGATTCTTTTCCTTCTGCAAATTTACCAGTAAATGCGTTTTGCAAAGCTGACTCAAGAGTCGCAATATTCCTTCTAGAGGCAGTTGAAGCAGCAACAGCAGAACCAAGATTCTTAAAACTCTCAGCACTAAAAGTACCAATAGCTTCGGCTTCTTTCTTTTGTCCTGCGGCTAATGCTTTCCCAAGGAGTCCAAAACCTTCACCTATAGTTTCTTCTATAGACTTACCTTTAGTAGTAAGTTTTTCAATTCTTGCTTTTAGAGTGTCATACTCAAATTTATCTTTAACTGGGTCAAGCGTTTTGATCTTTTCAACCAAATCAAAAATTTCTTCTTTAGCCAAAGGCTTTGTTTCTTTGCTTGTCAAACGAGTAAGTTGAGCATTAAATTCTGTATTGAATTCAGGCGTACCTTCTGCACCTTTTTGTAATGCAAATTTAGTTGCAATTTGAATTGAATCAGGTGTTGCTTCTGTTTTAGGTTTTTGTTCAGGGGCAATAACTGACAACATACGTTCAAGATTTGCAATTTCTTGCTTTATTTCAGGCGTTTGCTCCATTGCTTTATATTGAGTAATGGCATTTTGAATCTGAGGAATCATCTGTAATTCTTGAATCTTAGCCGGAACAGCTAACTGACGCTCTTTATTAGCTTGTGCGACTTTAACAGCCGCTTCACGACCAGCATTAGCAAGTGCTATTGCAAATTGTTGGTCACCAGACTTAGCCGCTAATTCAGCCGCTTGCATAAATGATTCTGGTTTAGATGGGTCTAACTGACTAGACAACTGTTGACGCATTGAAATCATCTTTAACTGTGGGTCTTGACCACCCAAAGCACCACCAATACCTTGACCCAACTGGTAACCAGCAGTCCTAGCGCCTAAAGCCGCTTGCTGGAAGGGGTTAAGTTGAACTTCTTGAAATGCACGATTCTGAAACTGTGCCAACTGATTTTGTTGGTACTGTTGAGGAGAGGTGAACAATCCTAAGATTTCTGATGCCGCCATTGTCTTTTCTCCTTAAGTCGCAAAAGGTGATTGAACAGGTACAAATTGCTTTGTAACAGGGTCATATGTGTACTGTTGTTGTGTTGGTTGTGTATTACCAAACGCTCTGTTCACTGCATTAGCAAGCACAGGACTATTTGCCGCACCAGACAAAAGATTTCCACCTAAAGAATAAGCATTTGCTGGAGCCATTGTTCCTGCCGCATTGATGATGCCCTGACCAGTTAATCTTCCAACATCAGCCGTAGCTGTACTAACCTTTTGACCAATAGCAGTGCTTAAATCTAAAGGCTGTTGAGCTAATCTCTCAAGTCCTGATGAGGTATCTATAGCAGTTGTAAATGGCGAATAAGCCGCTGTTTGACCAGTGTAGTATCTACCTTGCAAGTTAGCACCAGTATCAAATAATCCAGCACCATAAGTTATGCGGTTTCTAGCCTCTTGATCTGCTTGTGCAGCAAGAGCCAAATTGCTTTGAGCAATAGAGTTGTAATAGGCTTGCATTTCAGGAGTTGTAGCCCTCAAATTACCACCTTGAGCAACAGATAAACCACCACGACCTTGTTGCTGTAGTTTGTTCTGCAACAACGCAAGTTGATTCTCTTGGCTAGGCGCAAGCAAAGCCTGTTGCTTAGTAATGTAGTCTTGTGCAGCTTGCTCTGGTGTTTTAGCAAAGTATTCTTTACCCAAAGTAAATAGACTTTGTGCCGCACTCGTTAAAGGCTGATAAGCAGTTCTAGCGGCCTCTACATCAGTCAGTCCCTGACCAGTAAGAGTTTTTAATCTATCTTGATAACCTGTGATCTCAGCACTAGGTGTATATCCCGCAGTAACAATATTACCTGCTGCATCAGTTGTGAAATTGGATGTACCAAAGCGAGTAGTTACGCCAACAGGTCTAAACCTAGCGGCATCAGCAGCAATTTGTGCCGCACGAATCTGTGCATCTGCTTGTGTTTGTGCCGCTGTCTTTGCTTGCTCAGAAGTTAAATAAGAGCCAGTAGCATTTAATAAACTGGTAATAGCAGATGGTGCAAAAGTCTTTAAAGTATCTACCGAAATTCCAGTTGCATTTGCAATTTTATTCAATATATCTGGAGTAACAGTAGGAGGCACAACAGGAGGCACAACAGGAGGCACAATAGGCTCAACGACAGGAGGAGTGGGTACACCAGACATAGGGCTACCGCTACCAGTTGGAGGAGTAGGCGTTGGAGTGGGCGTTGGAGTAGGCGCACTAGGAGTAGGAATGTTAGCTGGAGTGACATTACCTCCATACGTTATGCCAGTCCTTCCCAACGCCTCTGCCGTCAATGTATTTTGCGCCAAAGCCGCATTTGTAATTCCTGTAAGGTTTCCTGCGGCAGCCGCATTAGCAGCCGCCGTACTGCCACCATAAGCACCAGCAGCTTGACTAACATAAGGGCCTAAAGGAACACCACCAGTACCAACAGCAGTACTTAATAATCCTGTGCCAGTAGGTATTGCAGAAAATGTTGTCCCTGCATAACCAGTAAGATTGGCTTGGGCTAAAGCATTTGAAGCAGCAATGTCAGCAGCAGTAGCACCGCCAGCACCAGCACCGCCTCCCAAACTTCCAAGATTACCAGCGGCAAAATTACTAAGTAGTCCAGTTATGATCATTGGGGCAAACTCAGTACCCAATTCCCTAATCATGCTTCCAAAGCTACCATTATCTAAAGTGTTTACATCAACAATCCCAAAGTCAATAACCTGACCCTTTGCATCTATTCTTGGAACAGATTGGATGTTTGGCTGGCTCGGATCAGGAGTTAAATATTGACCTCGCTCCAGTGTCAACTGCTTGAAATTACCTTGTGCGTCATATTGGGCAACAAGTGGGATATTCTGAAATGTTTTATCAGTTGGTACTGTGTAGCCTTCAATCTGTCTACCACCACCCATCCCTAACGCTGGTGCTCTATCTGCATACTGTAAATATTCTGATGAAACTTGTTGCGTTGCTGGTGTAAAAGCTTTGCCTGATGATGTTGCTGGAGTTGTAACTATTTCTAATTTGGCAGGAATATCTGCCACTGTTTCGGGGGCTAACGCTTGGCCTAATGTTGGCAATGGCTCTGGCGTAGGAAACAAATTTTGTTCTTGCATTTGTTTATATTGTGAATATCCATAATACTCAGGCAAACCAGTCTTAGGATTTATAGTTCCAGCACCACCCATAGACTTTAATAATGCCGCCTCTTGAGGATTGATATGGGCGAGCATGGTGTCGCCATATCTGCCCTTTGACGCAAGATTGTTATATTGATTGTTAAAAAGACTTGGCATTTTTTATTCCTTTAAACAGTTCCATTTGCTATGACATTACCAATCACAGTCAAATTACCAGAGGCATCAATCTTTGCTACAGGTGTCGATATATTGTAGATATACAACACATTTGATGCTTCAACAAAAGAGAAGTTTGAAAATGTTCCATCTGCCTTTGAAGCAATAGCTGTTTGGATATTTGTAAATTCTGTGTCAATCTCAGTTCCCTTGACAACCTTTGAAGCATTGCCAGAAGCAAGGGCATCTTTTGATGCAAAGTTGGTGGTTTTTGTGTAATTAGCCATATTTATTCCTTAACCAAGTTTTCCATTTTTAGCCTGAATCTCAATCTTCTGAATACTCACAGCAGAACCATTTATATCAATTTCATACGCTGTTTGCACAACTTTGCCAAATCCTGATGCTTGACCTACCAAAGTCCCAATCTGGATGCCTGATGAATAGTAAGACACAGGAATTCCATTTGCACCATATTCAGCAATCCCATATTCTGCTACTGTAGATATGGGAATAGTTGCTTGTGTTGCGTAATATTGTGCAGAAAAATCATACGACCATTTAATAGTAATTATCTGGTTAGTTCCACCAATCACAACCACAGAAATCTTCTTCAATATAGATGTGATATTTTGATCGCCAAGATCAGCATAATTGGTGTAATACTGAAAGCGATAAGTAGAGGCATGGTCAAGGTAAGTTCCATACTTACCAATATACCCATTCTTACCAATCAACAAGTCACCATTTCTACGAGACAACAATGCAGTTGGTTCAATGCTATCCCAAGTCGTTACCCTAGCTGAACCATCTTGCAACTGTGCCTTTGTATCAAATACATAGACTTGTTTTGCAATAGGAAGCGTTAAAAGGTAAAACGCATTGACTTCAGAATAAACAGCTTTGATGTTAGATTTTGTTTCACCAGATACATAACCCATCAAGTCATTACGCACATTTTTAGATAAATCACGCAAAGGTGCTGATTTCTCTTGAATGGTACGCATCAGACTGCGAACACCAGAGTTAGACAAGAAAACAATGTCTGATCCCGTTGAAACTATGGTATCCCTTGCTAAACAACCAATATTGCCTATAGTGTCAGACAAAGACATTGTGGAGGGAGTTGTTGCCCCTTCATAGACTAATATCTGGCGACTACCAAAGATAATTAAAAAATTGTTGTGTGCGCCAAGTCCTACAATTTGATCCGAACCATTAGGCCAAACCCGTGAAACATCCAAAGTACCTGAAGTCCCACCTGTCCAATTATGACCAGTAAGCAAGTCAGAAAAGGTAATTGTTACATTGTCTGAGGTTGTTTCTGCCACCCATAAACGACCAAAGGCAGATATAGCAATGTTTGCCAAAGGCACTGTACCTGTGTAACCAGTCTTTTCTGAGACTCTGCGATATGTGGTGGTGCTTACAGCAGGATCGTAAATTAATGGATCAAATCCTGATTGAAAAAAGTATGTAATTCCATTTAAAGATGCACATTGCCAATTGCTTGCCGTAATAGTAGGAGCAGTACCACCCCCACCATAGGTCAACTCTGTAACTGTATTTGTAGAACTGAGTTTAAATAACTTGTTATTGCCAGCAAACAATACAGTCAATGTTCCATCAAGCTGAACAAGCTCATGGATGACCTTTACATCATTTGCGCCAAGATTGCCACTTGAAGAATTAACTCTTGAGTAGCCTTTCCTAGCGCCAATACGTCCATATTGGTCAATCACGCAATTAGTGGCAATTGAAGCATATCCCGCCTCTAATGTCAGAGGAGAATCTTGAGTGTTTAAGCCAAAAAAACCTGGGGCCTGAACACTAAAAGTCTGCAAATTTTGCGTCATACTGCAACAAACTCCTGATTCTCAGGATAGCGAGTGCCTTCTAAAGCAATGTAATCAGACAACATGGATTTATATAACAGGTATGCTTCAGATGATGACAAACCACCATCTTCACCACGCTCTACCAAAGCACGAGAATAAGCATTCTGAACCACCAGAACGTCAGGGACAAGCACAACAGTTGCATCTGATGCCAAAGTAGCCTGTGGTACTGTTAAAGCAAATTTGATCGTATAAACACCATTAGGTATTGGATATAGATTTACTTTGGTGTCATAGCTTGCATTAACGCCATCAAAAGCAAATTCTGTAGGTATTGAGTTAACAAGTGGCGTAAAGTTTAGCTTGCGGTTCATGTCCACAAAGCTGATGTTTGTAAGACCAACATTGCTTGTGGTATTGATTACATCCATTACTTGAAACTTCTGACCAGCACCTGTTAGAGCATAAGATGCTGTAGATGATGCGGTCGTTACTGTAATGGTTGTGCCAAGAACATTCCAAGCAAAAGAATCTTCAATTTGACGCTTGGCATCATTGACAAACTTGCCAATTAGTGTTGAGTAAGATGTTTCGGTAACAGTAGCTACTGTTGTCTCACGCAACCTTATGAGTACATCGTTTACAAGTTCAAGGTAGGTCATGTTCTAGTCAACCCTTCTTCTTCAATCGTGACTGCAACAGCAAATGTTGATGCTGATTCTGATGTTGCTTTAAGTATGTCGCCTTCTTCCATTACAAAATAAGATACACCGCCCCAATCTTGAGTTGTTTTGGAAGTAACTGCGGTTTGGTAAACCAGTGAATATGTGACAGAGGCAGAAGTGTCTACCCAATCAAAAGTAATGTGTTTGTTTGATGAAGATGCGTTAGCGGCACGAAGCAATACCACCCTTGCGTAATACCCTTTTGGTACTGTGTAGAGGGTTGTCAGCGTATTTGCTGTAAGGTTTGCGCCAACTGATAATGCTCTCATTTCGCTTTTGCCTTGTTCCTTGCGGATATAGCTTTAGCTTTTGCCTTTGCGTCAGCCTTTGAGGATGCACCCCATGCCTTGAGCGAAAGAAGCAGTCTTGTTGGTTCACCTTTCTTGTCGTACTCAGGGCCATCATTACCACCCATACGAGCCAAGAAACTTGCTCTGCGAGGGTTATCCCCCGACTTTACTGGCGGCTTCAGATTACCACCAGTTTCTTGATTATAAGATGATCTACCCTTGGCATTCAAGCCGCCTTTTACATTTTGACCAGCTTTTGTTTGCCAAGTGGGTGTTTTCATCTACTTACCTTTTTTGGGCTTCTTTGCAGTCTTTGCAGCTTTCATTTCATCTTCCTCTTTGGTTTAGACATACCAGCCTCAGACAAAGCAATGGCAACTGCCTGTTTTTGATTCTTTACAACTTTTCCCATTTTTGAGCCAGAGTGCAATTCACCCTTGCCATATTCAGTCATAACCTTGCTAATCTTCTTTTGGGCTTTAGTTTTCATGCTAACTCCGTTACAGAAAATGTTGATGCAGCTACTGTTGCATCCTTGATAACAGCAATCTTTTCACCAGCATTTACTTTAATAATCTCAGAAAAGTTA